GAGGTGCTCGAACATCGTGGCGCGATTCGCCTGAAGCGCAGAGAACCATGCGGTGACGCCCACCGCGATAAGCGCGAGCGGCCCGGTCATCGCGCCCAGCAGTGGGGCGAGCTTCCCGATGGTCCCGACAAGCATCAGGCCACCGGCGGCGAGCGCGGCAATCTTCACATAGGCCGTCTTGGCTCCGTCTGAGAACTCGTTGAATCTCGCCACCGCCCCAAGGACGGCCTCGTTCAGGTCGGAAATCGCCGGCATGGCCGCGGAAACAACCGCCACGCCCACACCCCGCAACGCCATCCGCATCTGCTTGAGTTGTGTCCCGGCACGCTCCATCGCCTTCGCCGTCTTGGCGTCCAGCGTGATCCCGAGCCGGTCGGCTTCCTCGAACTGACGCTCAAGTTCCTCCCGGGTCTGCTTAAGCCACGGGATGAGTTCGGACTGGCGGCCGCCGAGAAGAATCGTCGCAGAGCCCAACGCCTCTGCGCTGTTTGCGTTCTCGCGCATACTGTCGCCGAGTTCCAGCAGGAGATCGTTGAGGTGCGCGCCCTTCGCGCTCCACTCCTCAATGTCGATCCCGGCCCGCTCGAACTCGCGCCGATAGGTCGCCATGCCGTCCTTCGCGTACATGGCCTTCTGCGCGAGGTTGCGGAGCCCCTTCTCGACCTTCTCGGCGCTGCCGTGGTACAACTCCGCGCTGTACGCGAGCCGCGACATCTCCTCGTGCGCCTGACCAGTGGACTCGGCCATGCGGTCCACGGTCGTGCCCCATGCGATACCCTGCGCGGCCATGCCGCCGAGCGCGCCTGTGATCGCCGCCCCGGCCATCATAAACTCGCGGTGATGCCGCTGGACGGCCTTCCCGATGTCGGCGAGACCCACCTTGCCCTGCTTGATTGCCTTCAGCAGGTTCTTGGTGTCACCGAGGAAGGTTACTTTTGCGTGAAGCTCTGCCACTACTCCACCACCATCCGTGTCACGCCTTCCATGTCAGCCGCCGGAGCGTCGTACTCCCACTCCATCTCGTCGAGCGCACCCTCGACCGCCTGAATCGAGAACGCCTCGCCGCCTTCACCGACGAGCCCACCGACGATCTCGGAGAACTGGTCGGCCTCCGCCCACATCGCGGCGCGGGTCAGGTACGCCTGCGCCGCCAGTTCCTCCCGCCGCATCTCGTCGGCGCGCCGGCAGAGGTCGAACGTGCGGCCCATATCGCACCGCTCGACATCCGTAGGCCGCCAGCCGCACGCACGGCCGAGTGCTACACAGGCTTCGTCGAAGGCGGCCCGGAATCGTCCCCGGACGCCGCCCCGAACATCCCCGTGAACGCCGAGAGCAGCGACCCGAAAGGGACGCGCTTGACCGCCTCCCGCAGGAGCTCGCCCATGTCCTCCAGCGACACGTTGCCCGGCGCGAGGAACCATTCGGCGGGCTTGTCCGTGAGAATCGCCAGAATCTCAGCGACCCGCCCGGGCTCCCGTCCGATGTGCGCCAGCAGGAACCGCACGAGGCCGAGCCCGAACTTCATCGTGGCCGCGTCGTCCTTCTCGCCGTCAGCCGCAGAGACGAGCGTTGCCATCAGATCCTCGAAGTCGTCGCCGAGGATGTCCGAGAGCACCGCCGCTATGCGGAACCCGTCCTGCCAGTCCACCGTCTCGTTGAATCTCACGTCGGTCCTCTCGCTCACCCTCGACCCCCTTCCAAGTCCTCGAACGGCGTCACACTCACGCGCCGCTCCACCTCGCCGTGCGGCGTCACCTTCGTCTCGCGCTCCGTCAGGACCGCGCCCTTGCCGAACACTTCGCCTTCTTCGGGTACGGCTACTGCCATGTGGAAATGCTCCGCGTTGTCCATGCCGAGGAAGCTCTCGGCCCAGCCCTGGATCTTCTTGAAGTTCTCCTGCTGCTCGCCCTTCTCGTAGTAGAGCAGCGCGTTCGCCACAAGCCAGTTACGCTCCGCCCATTCCCGAACCGGATCGTCGGAGCGGAAGGTCGGGACAAGCTCGAACACGACGACCCGGAACCGCTGGTGCCAGCTTGGATCGTCGATGTGTCTGTCGTGGATTCCCGCAACCTTGAGGGGCGGGTACTTCCTGCCGCGCACCTTCGTCCGGGGATTCCAGGCTTCACAATGGCAGCAGAACACGCTCGCCATGAGGTGCGAACTGATGCCCATCCACCTGTTCTCCGGCCCGCGTTCCTCGACGTGAACCGTCTGGCCGACCTTGAACACCCGGATCGGCGGGACGCTGATGGTCGCATCGCCCGTGAACGCATCGAAGTACCGCGTCTCACGTTTCTGGCTCATACCCCCCTCGTGGTTGCGCGGGGCACCCGAGAACCGGATGCCCCGCTTGTTCCGTTACGAGTCCGTGATCGTGACCGTGCCGCCGTTGTCCTTGAACGTCAGCGGGACGCCCACGCGCTCGGACTTCGCCTGCGAGTACTCGCCGTAGTCGGTCGCTACGGCCTTCTCCATGTAGATCGTTCGGGTCGTCTTGCCCGACGTGTTGCCCGTACCGACGATGGAGACCGCCGTCTCTGCGGGTGTCCGGTCGCCGTTGCCGAGTGTGAGAACGCCCGCCGCGCTCGGGTTGAGCGGTTCGGCCTGGTACTCGTCCCACGCGATCGCGAGGTTGCCGAGTGTGGGCTCAAGCAGCTTCCCGATCTTGAGGGTGTAGACCTTGCTCTCGACGTAGGCTGCGCTGACGTACATGGAGGTGTCGTCGATCTCGAAGATGATCGACGCCTCGACGCCGAATGACACGGGTCCCTCGCAATACACGAGGTTGCCAGCGCCCAGCGCCACGGACGTCCACGGCCCCCATATCTTGTTGCCCTGTGTCGGTCCTGCCATCCCCCGTCACCTCTCTATCTGGAAAGGGCTCGCGCCCCTAGCTTGCCGAATCCGTGATCGTCAGCGTGCCGCCCACGCGCTTGAACGTGAGCGGAATACCGACGCGCTCGCTCTTCGCCATCGAATACTCCGCGTAGTCGGTCGAGACACCCGCGCTCATGGCGATGGTGCGGACGGTCTTGTTTGCGGTGTTGCCGGTCCCGACAAGCTGGAGACTGTTCGTCGCCGGGGATCGGTCCTGTGCGCCGAGCGTGAGAATGTCGCTCGACTCCGTGCCCTCGTCCCACGCGACGCCGATGTAGTCGAGTGTCGGTTCGAGGAGCTTGCCAATCTTGAGAACGTAGACCTTCGACTCGACGTAGGCCGCCGAGACGTACTCGGACGTGTCGTCGATCTCGAAGATGATGCTGGCCTCGCAACCGAGGCTCACCGGCCCCTCGACATAAACCATGGTCGTGCCGCCGTCGAGTGATGCCGTTGACCACGGCCCCCATATCTTGTTGCCCTGTGTCGGTCCTGCCATCCGTGTTCACCCCCATCTATGTGAAAGGGACGCACAGACGCCCCGCGTCCCTGCTACGCTGTCCGTTCCGCGCCGGTCCCGCCAGACGTGTGCGCGGCCCTACCAGTCGACCGTCTTCACGGTCACGTCGATCTTGTTGAACAGTACGTCCACCACACCGTCCGCAGTCGGCGGTGCGAGGTAATACGACGTATGCACCGTGTCGCACCACTCGACCGCACTCGAAAGCGTCGAGTCCCGGAGCACGTTCCGTACTTCCTTCGTGAGATCGAGAAGCCCGCCGGTCGACGTGATCGCGCCGTCGGCGGTCATCTCGTCCAGACGCCAGCCGACGTACACGCCGACCCTGTGCATACCGTAGCGCACGAGCCCGGAACAGACCGGCCCGTCGCCCTCCTGCCCGCCTACCTCCTCCGTGTCGTCCGGGATCAGTACGACCCCGCACTTCTCGAACCACTGGAGCGTGTGAATCGACGGGTCGAGGATCAGCACCCCGCCCCAGCCGGTGTACGCGGCGACCGTCTCGTTGCCCTCGATGGCCGACTTGATCGCCGCCAGCACGCCCTTGATCTCACTCGCCGCGGTCGGGTTGCCCATCAGATCAGCTTCTCCAGGAAGGCGTCTGCGAACTTGTCACACTGGCGCAGGTCGTCCGGGTGGAACTCGATGAGCCGACGCTCGCCCACCCGCACGGTGCCCTTGCCGCGCATCCACTTCGGGGCCTTCAGCGTCTTGCCGAACTGGTGGGTGTCCGCGTACTCCATGTGCGAACCGATGTCGACGTGATCGGGCCTGACCTGATAGCCCCAGTTCTTGCGGAGATCGCCGGACACCTCAAGGACCTTCTCGGTGTAGTCCGGCCGCCCGAACTTCTTCTCCCGCCAGCGCCGGAGCGCGAGCGTGACCTCGTGCAGCGGCTCCCACTTCTTCGGTCGCCCCCGCGCCCTGAACGTCTTCTCGACGCTCTTGAACGCCATCCAGACCCCGACCTGCCGGAACAGCGGCCGGAGGTCTTCGCCCCGCGCAAGGGCGTCCTCCAGCCGCTTCCGCGCTTCGAGGTCGTCGTACTCCAGTCGTAGCCGAACGCCGCCGCTCATCAGTCGTCCCGGTTGTCCGTGATCTCGTCGGCGAGATCGCTGTCAAGCTCGTGGTCCAGTACGTCGTCGCGCTCGAAGATCGGCGCGTGGCCCCGCGTCGTGCTCTCGGGCAGCGCACCGCTCACCGTCACGCCCTCGACCCGCGCCGTGCCGGTCGCGAGTTCGTCCAGCAGCGCCGTCGCCGCCTCGCACATCTCGCCTATCGTGCCCGTCCGCGCTATCGCGTGGCCCTTCGTCCACTGGATCGCGTAGCAGATCACGAGGTCGTCGCTGATCTCCCGGATGATCCCCGGCGGGTCCGACGTGTCGAACGGCACGCCGCTTCCGTACCGCTGCTTCAGCTTCGCGTTGATGACGTTGTACGCCTTCTTCGCGGCGTCCTCCAGAACCGACGCCGAGATGTTCGACGTGCTGATCCCCGCGAGCTTGTTTGCCCGGAAGGTCGAGCCCCCCGTCAGGTCCGTGTAGTACGTCGCCACCCGGCGTCACTCCCTGCGCTTGGCCTTCTGCCGCTCCGCGTTCCCCTCGTCGAACGAGAGGTCCAGCACCGTGATCGCCACGCCCCACTCGAAGTCGTCCTCAACGGCGATCCCGTCGTCCTTCGCCCCGTAGTTGCGGCCAGCGTAGACGCCGAGATGCACGTTGACGTACTTGGCCCAGAACACCTCGATGCCGATGTCCTCCAGCGAGCCGAGATCGTAGGTCAGAGCGCCGAACACCGCGCCGTCCTCTGCGGCACCGATCTCCAGCGCGAAGTCCCGCCAGCCGAGCACGGGCGCGGACGCAAACGCCTTCCATTCGTCGCCGTCCGCGTCCTTCGCCACGCCGCTTCTCAGCGTCAACTGCCCGAACCAGTCCTCGTGCCACGCCTTGTCCCCCGCGAACGCCGGAACCGCCACCAGCAGCGCCAGCACTACGATGAGCCACTTCATCAGTCCTCCTCGGCCACCGGCGCGTCAGGCTCCGGCTCCTCGGCCTTCTCGGGCTTCTGCTTCTTCGGCTTTGCCTGCTTCTTCGGCTTCTCGGGCTCCCAGCCCTCGGGCGGCGACATGACCGACGGATTCAACCCCCGGTCCTGCCGGTCCTCGCCGTAGGCCACCTCCCGCACATCGAACCGTGGATCCTTCAGAATGTCCTCCGGGATGTCCTCGAGACTGTCCACCTCGAGCACCCGGATGTTCACGTCGTCGTTCCAGAAGCCGAAGGTGAGGCCGCCGACCGTGACCGGGCATCCGTCCTCGGGACGCCGCGCCCACCGCTCGTGTATCAGCACCACCTCGTACATCGTCCCTCCTAGTCGTCGAACTGGACCTCGATGAGGCCCTGCGGGTACGAGTAGTTCACCGTGTCGGCAATGTCGATGTACACCGAGACGAAATCGCCCGCGCTGAACGTGTCCTCGCCCCGCGCCTGCGTGTCGTACATCAGGTGCACCTCGTCGGCGTCGATCTCCCACGAGAGCGCGTAGACCTCCACGCCGTTGACGTAGATTTCGTAATCGAGCGTGGCGTTCGCGCCGTCGAGCCCGCCGTGCGTGTTCGTGATCACACACAGGGACGCGCCGACAATGCTGCCGTCTCGCGGCATGACGAGCCCGTAGGTCGCGCTTGTGAGGGCCTTGCCCGCGCCCCGGAGCCACTGGTCTGCCGTGAGCCCGGATGTCTGGTCGCCGAGGTTGAGCAGCATCCGGCCACCCTGCATCTCGCCGGACACCTTGCAGTCGTCCACGACCGTGAGGTCGTCCCCGACGTACAGGGAGTCCGCGACAACCGCGTCGTCCGTTGAATACAGGTGCTCGCCCTGCACGGTGCCGCTCGCGGTGAGGTCAGCGCAGGTGATGTCGTCCACGCAAACGATGTCGTCCCCGACGTAGAGCGAATCCGCGACAGACGCATCGTCTGTCGAAGACAGGTGCTCAACCTGCACTTCGCCCGAGAACACGGCGGTCGTGCCGTTGATCTCGCCCCCGAACGTCGCGCCGCCGGTGAACACCAGCGCCCCGCGCCCGGACCCCGCGATCTCCCCGTCAACCGTCAGGTCGTCGTGGATCACCATGTCGTCTGCGACGTACAGCGAATCCGCGAAGACGCCGACGCCCATGATCCGCAGACTCTCGGCGACCGCGAGGCGGCCCGAGATGTCCGCGTTGTCGTCAACGGTCAGATCGTCACCGGCCGACAGGTCGTCGGTGACCGTCAGCGAGCCGTAGTGCGTCTCGTACTCCGCAAGGCTCGCCGACGGCCCCGACAGGAGGAGGGCGATGACGATGAGCCATACTGCCCAGCGTGCCCTCATGCAGCCCTCCTACGGTGCAGGAAATACCTGACCCCAGGTGTCGCTCCCGTTCGAGACGAAGAGCGTGTCACCCGTGGTGTAGAGCAGTGTGCCCTGCGCAACCGAGCCGGCCGCAGGCTTCGGCGAACTGTTGTCGTAGGCCGTCAACGTGACGTAGAGGCCCGTGACGATTCCGCTCGCCGTCACCTTGTCCACGACCACGATGTCGTCCCCGACATACAGCGAATCGGCCACGGAGGCATCGTCCGTCGAAGTGACCTGTTCACCCTGAACGGTCCCCGAGCCGGTGATGTCCACACCGCCGATGTTGCCGCTCGCCGTGACAGTCGCGCACCCAACGTCATCAACGACCACAATGTCGTCTCCGACGTAGAGCGAGTCCGCAACAGAGGCATCGTCGGTGGAGGTGATCTGCTCACCCTGCACCGTGCCCGACCCCGTAACGTCCACGCCGCTGATGTTGCCGCTGGCTGTGACGGTGGCGCAGCCCACATCATCGACGACTACGATGTCGTCTCCGACGTAGAGTGAATCGGCCACCGAAGCGTCGTCCGTACTCGTCAACTGTTCGCCCTGAACGGTCGTCGAAGCCGTGACCGATCCGGTCACGTCCACGTTCCCGCCGAACGCTCCGGTCCCGTTCGCAACGATCTCGCCGCAATACAGCGAGTCGCACGAAGCGTCGTCCGTCACCGTGAGGTCCGTCCCGACCGCCAGCGAGGTGTTGATAACCGCTTTGCCCGCGTAGAGCGAGTCGGACACGTCGGCGTTCGTGGCGTCCAGATCGCCCGTCACGTCGCCCGACAGGTTGCCCGTCACGTCGCCCGTGAAGCTCCCCGCCGCTACGTCGCCAACCACGACGATCTTGTCGCCGACGTACAGACTGTCGGCCACAGATGCGTCGTCCGTGACCACGAGATCCGTCCCCACCGCAGCCGATGTGTTCACCACCAGCTTGCCGGTGTACGTCGAGTCCGAGATGTCCGCGTTCGCGGCGTCCACGTCCCCGGTGATGTCACCCGTGACATTCCCGGTGATCGTCCCGGTCACGTCGAGATCGCCGCCGACCGTCACGTCGTCCTCGACCACAACGTCATCCCCGACATACAGCGAGTCGGCGAAGTCACCGTCATCCGTGCTCGTCAGGTGTTCCACCTGGAACTCGCCCGAGAACGCACCGCTTGTGCCGTCGATCGCACCGCCGAACGTCGCGCCGTCACCGAACGTGACACCGCCGCGCGAGTCGCCAAAGATCGTCCCGTCGCACGTCAGGTTTCCGTGGAAGTGCCCCGCCCCGGTCGCATACAGGGAATCGCCGATCACAACGTCATCAGCGATGTAGACCGAATCGCCAAACGATGCGTCACCCGCCATCTCGAAATCGCCAGCGATCTCAAGACCGTCGAACGTCACCGCGCCGTCCACGTCCACGTCACCGTTGAACGTCGCGGTGCCCGTGAACTCAGACGTGCCCGTGACCGCAAGATTGCCGGTCGCGGACAGGTTGCTGTCGAACGTCGTGGTCCCGGTCGCCCACACAATGGCGGCGGGAAGCAGAACGGCGAGCAGTACCGCAAGTCCCTTCTTCATGTTTGCTCGCTCCCTCCGCTAGCTCGGGTTGCTGCCATAGATCGTCCGCCAGTCGCCGAAACCGACCGCACCGCGCATATAGCCCTGGTAGTCGATGTAGAACTTCTCGTCGAGGTAGTCGGCCGTGGTGATCTCCGGCGCGATCCTCTGCTGCCAGATCAGCGGCTTGACCGGCCCGGTCGTGCAGACCAGGAACCAGTCGTTGTCGCTGATGTGCGGCGTCACGACGAGCTTGAAGAGGCCCTTGAAGACGTTGTCCCTGCTGTTCGCGTCTTCGGGGTAGAAGTGCGACCCCATGAGATCCTTCGCCGTCTTCCAGAGCGAGGGACCGACCACGAGCGTGTCGGGGAACAGCCCGAGCGGGAAGCCCCGGTCGTCCTTGAACGCCAGCATGGCCTGAACGCCCGTCGCGAGCGCGGGCCCGGAAAGGGCGGCGGTCGCGAGGTTGCTCTGGCTCGTGGTGTACTCCGCGCCGCTGTCGGCGTGGTCGGAGTCGCACATGTACTGCCCGTCGTAGCAGTTCGTCGTGAACGACGCGGCGAGCTTCGTGAAGACGAGGTAGTCGATGTACTGCGCGAACCTCCGGCCCATGCCGTTGGCGCGGATCTTGATCTGCCCGTACTGCTCGTCGTCGATGGCCTTCCTGCGAACGCGCATCGTCGACTCGTACTCGACGTTCTCCAGCGTGAAGTTCTGCTCCTGGAGCGCCCTCGGCACGCGCTCGTCGTCGAGCACCGCCGGAACGGGCGTTGAACCGAGCCATGCGTACGTCTCGGTCGGGAGCGTCGACGGGATGAGGGTCGCGACACTCTGCCACTGAGTCTCCGCTGCCTTCAGCCCCGCCATGAAGTTGGTCTTCACGCCCTTCGTCACCAGCTTGGTGAAGTCGCTGCTGACTACAGACATTCGTTGTCACCTCCGGTTGCGGTCGCCGGACGCAGAAGCGCCCCGGCGTCCCGCTCTATCGCTGTCCTCCGGGCGTCCCTGGTCCCGCCACAGGCTCCGGGACACCCGGCAAGTGTCGTTGCTACGCCGTCGCCGACCTGTCGGCGATGTCCACCCACACCTCGCTCGACGACTCCAGCATCGCGAGCTTGCCGCAGCAGACGCTGTTCGACACGTCCGCCACGAGGCCGACCGTGTTGTCGTCCTTGATGTAGACGAGCGAGCCGACATCCGTCACGGCCGCATCGCCACCGCTGAACGCGAACAGGAACAGTCCGTCGCGGTAGACCTTGATCTTCGTCGTTCCGTCGGTCTCCTCGGACGCGATCGTCTTCTTCTCCACGGAAACGCCGATGCAGATTTCGCTCGCAGTGTCCGACCCGCTCACGGCGTAGCCGGACGTGTCGTTGCTGACGAGCGTGCCCTTGTAGATCGTCTGCGCGCCCCCGTCCATCGGCATCTCAAGGATGTGACCGCCCTTCCTCTTGCGATCAACATCCGCACTCGCTGCCGACATTCTGTCACCCCCTACTTCGTATGTTGTCGTTGTGTGCTACTCGTTGTCTCTGAGATAGCCCGCCTCGCGGGCCTCCTTCTCCATCTCGGGCGTGACGCCCATCGCGTCGAGCACCCGCTTCTCCTCGGGCGTCCGCTTCGGCTCAGGATCAGGCGGGTCGCCTTCCTGCGCCGCCTCCTCCGCGAAGCGCACGACCTTCGGCCGCGCCTTCAGCGCCTTGAGCCACCCGTCCAGCGGGTCGGGCTCGTCGCTCTCGGAGAACGTGACCCGCACGCTCTCACCCACGAGCGACATCGCCACGTCCGTCTCGGCCTCGACGTTCTTCGGGAGCACCTGCTCGTTCTTCACGGCCTCGGCCAGCGCCTCGTCCACGCGCGCCTTCGACGCCTTCTCGTGCGCCTCGCGCTTCGCCTTCTCCGCGAGATCCAGCTTCTCCTTCGCGTCTGCGGCCTCAGACCGCATCTTCGCGATGGCCTCCTCGGCCTGCTCCACGGAGCCCACGTCCTCGCCGATGAGACCGAACATCTTGCTCGCAAGCTCGTCCGCCTGATCCTTCGCGGCCTGAAGCTCGCCCAGCCTGGTCTCCATCTCGGCCAGCTTGGCCTCCAGTTCCTTCATCTCCACTTCGTCACCTCCGTCGTCATCGCGGTCGCTGAACGCGACCCGCACTAGCTCGTCATCGTCGCTCTCGAACGCGATGGCGAGATCGTCCTCCTGATTGTTCATGCCGGGAAACTGGACGCCGAGAAAGCCGACGTTCTTGATCCAGTTCTTCCGCACGCGCTCGTCTGCGCTATCCCACTTCTCCAGATACACGTCGGCAGACGCCTTCTTGTACTTGCCCGCCCTGACGAGATCGGCCAGCTTCTTCGGCAGCCCCGACATGATGCCCATGACCGCCTTGCGCTCGTCGTCCCACCACATCTGCACCACTTCTCCGAGACTCGGGCGGCCGTCCTCGTCCTCGGGCATCCCGAGCGCGTGCGCGACCCGCTCACCCCCGGGATAGTGACCGAGCGTGACCTGCGGCTTTCGGAGGTCCTTCGTTTCCTCGAAGTTCTTGACCATCTCTTTGCAGTCGGCCTCCGTGTAGAGCCGCAGGTGCCGCAGGCTTCCCTGATGGCGACCCGGCTTGAAGATGACCTTCGGCTTTGTCGTGTATGTCTCCGAGCCGTCCGCGTGCTGCACCGCCTTCGCGACCCACGCGCCGTCCTTGATCTCGTGGTCCTTCTTGAACTGCGCCACGGCGACCGCCCACGGCTCGTCCACCTGACCCGCCGCTTCGAGCGCGTCGGCGACCTCCGCGATCCTGTTCACCTGCGCCAGCGTGAGCGGCGCGCCGTCAAGCTCCGCCGGCATCCCGTCCTTCTGTGCTGCCGCGAGCGAATCCCACGGCATCGTCCGTCACCCCCCTAGAATCCCGGCGCACGCTGGGACGTGAAGTCCGACGAGTGCGCCAG